GCTGCAGTGAGGCAGCGGTCAGCACCGCAAGGAAGAAGCGGATCAAGGCGGCCGAGGTGATCCAGGGCGGCAAGGTGCTGATCGATTCGGAGAAGGCTGATGACCTGTGGGCCCGCAACAGCAGGCCTCGCCGCGGCGGCAACCTGCCCAAGGCCCCGCAGCCAGCCAAAGCCGAGCCACCACCACCGGCCAGCCTGCCCACCGATGAGCAGCTGCTGGCGCTGGTGCAGGGCCTGCCGGAGGATCAGGTTCCCGACCTGATCGACAGCCAGCGCCGGAAGGAGCACTACCTAGCCGAGCGCGCCAAGGTTGCGGCGCTGCGCGAGCGTGAAGAGGTGGGGCCAATCCGCGAGATGGAGCGCGAGGCGTTCGCGCTGGCCAAGTCCGTGCGGGAAGGGATGCTGTCGATCATCCCCAGGATCAGCGCGGACCTTGCCGCCCTGGGCGATGCGTTTGAGGTGGAGCAGCTGCTCGAGGCCGAGGTGATCACGGTGCTGCGGGTGCTGGCCGATGGCTGACGCGGCACTGGCCTACCGGCAGGCGTTCCTAAACGGGCTCAGGCCCGAGAGCCTTGGCACCGTGAGCGAATGGGCCGACCAGTACAGAGAGCTGAGCGGTGTTGGCTGCCCAGAGCCGGGCCTGTGGCGCACCAGCCGCACCCCGTACCTGCGCGAACCGATGGACACGCTCAGCGCCAGCAGCCGATTCCGGCGGGTGGTGCTGGTGTTTGGCAGCCAGCTGGGCAAGACGGAAGCGGGCCTGAACTGGCTGGGCTATGTGATCCACTGGCGGCCGGCGCCGACCTTGCTGGTGGTGCCGACCCTGGAGATGGCCAAGCGACTGAACCGGCAGCGGCTGGAGCCCTTCTGCCGTGAGACGCCGGTGATCGCCGAGCGGATCCCACCACCACGCAGCAGAGACAGCGGCAACAGCGCTTTCTTGAAGCTCTTCCCGGGCGGGCTCTTCGTGCTCACCGGGGCCAACTCAGCAGCGTCGGCTCAGTCGATGCCGGCGGCCAACCTGTTCGCCGATGAGGTGAGCAGCTACCCCCTGGAGCTCGACGACAAGGGCGACCCGCTGGAGAACTTCGAGAGCAGAACCGCCAACTTCCCGCGGGGCAAGACGCTGATCACCAGCACCCCGGGCGAAGCCGAAGCGTGCCGGGTGACGAAGGAGTTCGAGACTCGATCCGATCGCCGCCGGTTTCACCTTCCCTGCCCAGCCTGCGGTGAAATGCAGACCCTGATCTGGCCGCAGTTCAAATGGGAAAAGCCGGATGGCGAAGTGCTCTACGAATGCCTGCACTGCGGCGAGCGCTTTGAAGAGCGGCACAAGGCGCGGATGTTGCCGGCTGGTGTGTGGGTGCCGACCGCTGCAGGCGATGGCATGACGGCTGGCTTCCACTTGCCCGGGTGGTATGCGCCGCTTGGCTGGAAGAGCTGGAGCGAGATCCGGGACGAGTTCCTGAGGGCCAAGGCTGACCGGGTGTTGCTCAAGGGCTGGGTGAACAAGCGAGCGGCCGAACCCTGGCGCGATGAGATCGAGAACCAGTTCAACGCCGAGGGCCTGGCCAAGCGTCGCCAGGACGCTGAGGCCGGCAACGGCTATCCCGTCGGCAGCGTGCCCAATGGCGTGCTGGTTATCACCGCTGGCGTGGATGTGCAGGGCGGCGGCGGCTCACTGGGTGAGCGGCTGGTGGTGACCTTCTGGGGCTGGGGCAAGGGGGAGGAAGGCTGGCACCTGGGGCACTTCGAGATCCACGGCGACCCCCAGCAGCAGGAGGTGTGGCAGCAGCTCGACAACATCGCCGCGACCACCTGGCGCCGCGACGACGGCCAGCAGCTGCGCATGGCCCGGGGCGGCATCGATGACGGCGGCTTGGCCACGGTTGCGGTTCGCAATTTCTGCCGCACCAGGCACACCACCTGGGTGCCGATGAAGGGCAATGGCGAGAAGGGCAAGACCCTGATCGGCAAGGGCTCAGCGATCGACGTGAACGGGAAGAACAAGACGGTCCAGAAGCGCGGCCTGCTGCTTTACATCGTCGGCACCGACACCAGCATCACGCACCTACAGGGCCGCTTGCGCAATGAGCAGCCGGGCCCCGGCTATCTCCACCTCGGCGCGTGCAGCAGTGATCAATTCCTGGACGAGATCTTCCCCTGGAAGCGTCGAGCCAAGGCGGTGAAGGGATTCACCCAGTACGAATGGCACCTACCAAACGGCGCGCACGACGAAGCCGGCGACTGCACGCGCATGGCCTATGCCGCCCTGCAGCTGGTGGCTCGCCGCTACAACCGCGCCACGATGTGGGCTCAGTTGGAGGCGCAGCTGGGCGGCCCTGCTCTGCCGCCCCAGGATCAGCCTGCCCAGCCTGATGAACAGCGCCGCGCCGGCTGGCTGAACAGCAGCGAGGCCACCGGCAAGCCCAGCCGCCGTGGCTGGCTGGCTCGGTAGCCTGAGCCCATGGCCTACACCTCCACCCAGCTGGCGGATCTGCGCGCTGCAATCGCCGAGGGCGTGTTGCAGGTGCGGTTCAGTGACGGCCGGCAGCTCACCTATCGCAGCCTTGATGAGATGCGCCGGATCGAGCAGGGCATGGCCGCCGAACTGGAGCCCACCACGACCGTGCGTCTCCGCCGCACCTACTACGGCATGACGAGGCCCACCTGATGGGAAAGCGCAGGAAGGGTCGGGATATTGAGAGCGCCCGGCGCGTGCTGGGCGAGTTCGAGGCGGCCAAGGAGACGCGGCGCACCAGCGGATGGTGGGCCAGTAACAGCGGCCCCAACAGCGACCTGCGCCAGGCGTGGTACTGGCTGGTCAAGCGTCACCAGGACCTGGCCGATAACGACGCCTACGCCTCCAGGGCCATCGGCGTGATCGTCAACAACTGGATTGGCGATGGGATCATGAGCACCCCGCAGGGTGCGACTCGCCGGTACAACCTGGCGTGGAAGCGCTGGGCGGACACGCCAGAGTCCGACTTTTACGGCATCCATGACTGGTACGGTAACCAGGCCGTGGGCGCCAGAACCACCGCCGTGCGCGGCGCGGTGCTGGTGCGCAAGCGGGTGAATCCTGAGCTGTTCGAGCGCTACGGGATCGCGCCGCTCCAGGTGCAGATGCTGGAGCCCGACTGGCTGGACTTCAACAAGGACAACGGGATCGACATCCTGTTTGGCCAGCAGTTTGACAGCGCCGGCCGGCTCCAAGGCTATTGGATCCGCGATAATCACCCTGGCGAATCAGTCCTGGCCACAGGCATCAGAGCCCAGAGCAGCTTCGTGCCGAAGGCTGAGATCAGCCTGCACTTTGATTCCCGCCGCGCTGGCCAGCGGATGGGCCTGCCATTTGGCACCGCGGCGATTCTGACCCTGCGGGATATGGGCGACATCCGCGCCGCCCAGCAGATGAAGGACAAGATCGCCGCTTGTTTCTTTGGCGTCGTCACCGACATGGACGGCGAGCAAGACCCGAACAAAACCGGCATTGAGTTCGACACCATCGAGCCCGGCGCCGTGGAACACCTGCCCCCGGGCCGTAACTTCCAGGCGTTCGTCCACCGAGCTCCGGCGATTTTGTGAGCACGCACCGAGAGTACGCCCACGCGGTGGCAGCGGCCTACGAAATTACCTATGAGTCGATGACGGGTGACCTCAGTAACGTCAACTACTCCAGCTTCCGTGGTGGCTGGCTGGAGTTCAGCCGCCGGATCGCTTACCTGCGCGGCAAGGTCAGCGTGCCCGGAATGCTCAACCCGGTCTGCCGCTGGCACGACGAGCTGGCGCGGATGGTGGGGCTGCTCAAAGGCCCGATGGATTGGACTCACACCCCGCCGCGCCGGGAAATGATCGACCCGACCAGGGAGATCCCGGCGCTGATTGCCGCGGTCCGGGCCGGGATCATGAGCCTGTCAGAAGTGCAGCGGTCGTTCGGCTATGTGCCAGAGGAGATCATCACCGAACTGGCCGCCGATATGGAACGGGCCAAGGCGGCCGGCCTGACCCTGAGCGTGGATGCCGGGCTGGTGTCAGATTCCGGCGTGACCCAGGCGCGGCCGGTAGGGTCGGGCTTCATCAGCTCGGCGCCAGATCCTGGGAGTGATGCGGTGGATGGCAATCTAATCGCAGACCCACTGCCAAACCCCTTGGCGCCTTAGCACCTCAGACTCCGTAGCCTGATCCCAGCGACTATCAGGTAATGACTCTTGGTGTGACGGTGAAAGCAGCGGCGGCTACGACGCCGGTGCTCCAGCTCTATGGCGATGTTGGCATGGATGTGCTGGCCGCCGACGTGGCCCGGGCCCTAGAGCAGGCCGGCGGCCGGGACATCACGATCAACCTGTTCAGCTACGGCGGCGACGCCGGCGAGGGCCTGGCGATCCACGACATCCTCGCCCGCTACCAGGGCAAGAAAACCATCGTGATCGATGGCGTCGCGGCCTCGGCCGGCTCCATGGTGGCCATGGCGGGCGATCGGGTGGTGATGCCCGACAACGCCCTGCTGATGATCCACAACTGCTGGAGCATGGCGGCCGGCGATGCTGAATCCCTGCGGACTTCGGCCAACCTGCTCGACACCTACTCCGCCAGCTACCGCCAGACCTACGCCCGCAAGTCCGGCGCAGCCGAGGCCCAGGTGGATGAGTGGATGGCGGCCGGCGCTGGTGCCGGCACCTGGTTCACCGCAGCCGCTGCCGTTGAGGCCGGCCTGGCCGATGAGGTGGCCGCCCCGGTTGACGTTCGCGCCAGCGTGCCGCGCCTGCCTGCCGATCGGTTCACCAATGCCCCGGCCGCTCTGCTGAAGCCCTGGGCAGATGCAATCGGTAGCCTGAGCACAGAGGAAAACCCCAATCCCTCCCTGATTCCAATGACCGCACAAACTCAGGCCGGGGGCGCACCGGCCGCGACCACTGAGGTGCAGCCCGTGGCAGCCGCCGCGACTGAGGCTGTGACCGTCCAGGCTCAGGCTCCCCAGCCTGTGGCCGCCTCCACCGAATCTGCCACGATCGCCGGCCTCCGCCGGGAAGCCGACATCCGCCGCTGCGCCGCTTCGGCTGGCCT